CGACGCGCCTGTTACCGTCTTCCCCCGTGGGCGAGTGCTTTACCAGTCAACGCGCGATGTGATGGATAACGTTGCAGCACAGTGCGGTGCCACCTGGCAGCTCGTTGATGGTCAGGCTCAGATGGTGCCCACCGATAAGTACGTTCAGGAGGCTATCGTGCTTAACAGCCAGACCGGCCTAATTGGGATGCCGCAGCAGACAATGGGCGCGGGCGTTAACGTGCGCTGCCTGATAAACCCGAATATCCGGCTTAAAGGTCTGGTGCAGATTGATCAGGCGTCGGTGTACCGGGCCAGCCTGTCGGCAGACGAGGTTAAAGCCCTGCCGGGTAGGGCCAGTGAAGACAACACGAACGGCAACCTGAGCGTGAACGGAACACTGCAACAGCCTGCAAGTATTGCGGCTGACGGCGTGTATATCGTATCGGCTATAGATTATACTGGCGATACCAGAGGTCAGCCGTGGTACATGGATTTAATGTGTATTGCGCGCGGCTCTGCGGACCTTCAGTCAGCAGGCACATTGAACAGGAGTGCTGGAGTGTGAAAGGAAAAAACCTCTTCGCGTTAACAATATTTCTTACTTCCTTTGGTGCGACTGCGGACGATCAGGCAAAGCCGTTAATGCAGTGCGGGCCATTCACCCTTTCTTCAAGCCATGATGGCTTTATGCACATCAATAACGTGCGACCAGAAACTCAAAAGTTTCGCTTCCTTGGCGCAAATGAAGACTATAACAATCTGAGCTACCAGTGGATGGTTCAAAGGGGCGACGCTCCGGGCTGGTTTGGCATGGATTACATTAAGCGTAATGGCAAAGCCATCCTGAATGTTGAGGCGATCCGCAGCAATATGGATCAGCCAAGAGTGTTTGGCACGTTCGACTGCAAAAAAATAAAATCACCCCCAAATTTTAACTGACCCGCTACGGCGGGGTTTTTATTGCCCGGAGTAAACATGACAGTAACACCCCAGTCGCTTGCCGGCGGCGAACAGCAGGCGATGAAGGTGCTGTCTGACACCATCTTCTCCATGCTGCGCGTCTCTATGCCTGGCATCATCCAGTCGTTCGACCCTATAGCATGTACCTGCACTGTTCAGCCGGCCATATCAGGCCAAGTCGCTGATGAGGCAGGTCAGTTCAAATCGTCACCGCTACCGTTGCTTGTCGACGTGCCGGTGGTGTTCCCGCGCGGTGGCGGCTGCACCATTACCTTTCCTGTGAAAGTAGGCGACGAGTGCCTGGTGGTGTTTTCCGACCGCTGCATCGACTTCTGGTGGCAGAACGGAGGCGTGCAGGAGCCGGTCGACCCTCGCCAGCATGATTTGTCAGACGCCTTTGCGTTTATTGGTCCGCAGTCGCAGGCAGAGGTTATAGGCAACATCAGCACCTCAACACTGCAGATGCGCACCGATGACGGCGCGGCATATATCGAGCTCGACCCAAACAGCCACGCAGTGAATATCGTTGCGCCGGGTGGGTTCAACGTGACGACGCCTCTCGCCAAATTCAGTCAGGCGGTGACCATTAACGGCTTGCTGACGTGGATGGGCGGCATGGTTGGCAGCCTGGCAACCGGAACCGCGGCGAAAATTACGGGCGCCATCGAGTTTATCGGAAGCCTGAAGTCCAACGGCAAAGATATCAGTGACCAGCACACCCATAAT